CAGAATTTAATACTTTCTTAAAGAATCTGAGTTCTTTAAGTGCAACTGGTGCATCAGTTGTATTTGATGCAACATGATACACAGTATCACCATCAAATTTAATGTAGGAAAAATTGTTAGTTTCTCGAATCAAATGTTCCAACGGATGCGGAGGGGGCGGGGGTGATGGTTCCCATTCTGCTAGAGTCAACTCTACAACCTCAGTAGATTTTGTAGAGTTAGATTTAACTAGAAAATAGAGTCCACCTACAATACCACAAAACCAAAAGATACCAAGTTGAGTATCAGTCATATCAATTGCTCCAATATTATTACAAATTTTAGATTAGGATTTTTTAAAAACAGCATCGGCAATTTTGAACATGATCTTTAACATCACACACAGCACTGCCCAAAAAACTAAAAATCCTGCTAGTACTGCAAATGTTGCTACTAAAATTTCCATATCAATTGCTCCAAAATGCTTCGCTATCAACTCGGCAAGCCCAAGGTGTGTCTGCATCAATTTCCACAGACTTGCCTGTCATCATGTTCTTCACAGTGATTTTAGGTGCGGTGTAGGTTGCACGAGCCACAATGTTCAGTTGGCTTTCGTTCCAACCTGCTTTGCGGCAAAGACGTGTACGAGTTGCCTTGGCGGCACCAAAAGTTTTGTATGCACGGGTTTGGTTGGGACCGTCTGTGACAATTAATCCGGTACCTTTGGCTACGATTACATATGACATTTTTTAACTCCTTTTTACTTACTATACTTCTATTATAGCAAAATGGCAATATTTGGTCAACCGTTTTAGTCTACCTGTATGTCAGCGATTTTTCCGGCTCTAAACACAAAGTACAAGTTAATACTTCCGTAGTACACCCAAATGCACTGGTTTCCCGGTGCCATTGTGTAGTGTAAATCAGGGTATTTTTGCTCCATGTAGTCTGCTACTTGAAGCACTTCAAACTCATTTAGGAGTTCGGGACGAGATAATGTTGCATTTTTCATACCATAATTATAGCAAAATGGGAATTATTGGTCAACCGAAATAGTGTTGTTTTTACACAACAAAATTACCCTATAACCAAATGCTTAAAATAGTCAAAATGCCGTTCCAAAGTCCAAGTTTCTGGATCTATTTCAGTACCATCATGCGTTTGGTAAGTGGCCGCAAATACGTTGGTATAACGCCTAAATGGTAACCACATGTCCGGAGTCTTGGCCGCCCAGCCGGCATCTTTTAATGCCATATGCTTGACACGACTTAGACGCACAGTTGGAGCATTCAATGCCTGCTCAACTGTGACAGCACCAGCCAACAACAGGTCACGAATACGACTGGCCGGAATCAGGTGTTCAAAGTCACAGTCGTCGTCTGCACCAACTTCATGATAGTGTGCTTTCATTCCATCACGTTGTTGGATACAGTATTCGTGATAACGACGCAGATAGTAATCAATGTCGTTACGGATCTCACGCAACCATTGCTGATCATTCTTAACTGTTTGATATTCACTAACCAACCGGTCAAGATGAGTACGGCAATGCTTTGCCACAGTCCGGTAAGTTTCGGCACTGCGCTTGGTCTTACCATACACAGGTGCAGTAAAATTATCTAAAGATTCTTTAAGCATGATCGGCTACTAATTTACAAAATTCTTTAAATTCCGTGTCATCTAACTCACCTTTAATTTTGTTGGCTTTCCAGCATACAAGTTGCACGTTTCCTTTAACATAACCTTCGGAGTTATTTTTTCTATCCATTGTGCAACCCATTGGGTTGGTGCCGTACCCGTATGATCCGCCACGAGTGAATTCAAGATCCCATCCTGTTAATGCGCATTTACCATGCTGGTAAACTAATAAATCCATAATATACTCAATGTCAATGGTAAAATCTAATCCTCGTGTTTCACGTGCAGAGTATCTTGTTTTACTAACAGTAACTCCTAAAAATGATCTAGCTTCTTTTAAATTAATCATACTGCCTCCGATGTAGGGAACAAACCTGGGGCAACATTGCCATCAGTAACGCCCATTTTAGCGCCTTCTCCGTGATAGGGCAAGTTCAATTTGGTACCACCGTTGCGAATATACAACTCTCGCATAAAGTTGCTCATAGCAGTAGGAGCAGTCCAGGTACCACCCGGGTTCACATGTTCCCATTGCACTTTGGCCTTGGCATGTATTAAACCAGAGCTCTTAAATGTTTTCTTAACTACATTTAGTAATTCGATTATCCATCGATCTGGCAGTGCAGTAGTTTCTGCACGGCTTAACTTGTGCAATTCCAACAGTCCAATATAAACACCTTGATCAATTTCCTCTTGCAACGGAAACGCTATTTTGATAGAATTTAAGATTTCAAACAGTACTTTACCTTTCTCATCTACTTCGATGCCCTTTTGTGCATACTTGAAGTGACTAAAGAAGTAGTCATTGTCGCCACGCAGGTTGTCACTTGCACGTGAACCTTTGTCTTGAAGGTCAATGCCAGCGGCATCAAATTGATCTTGCATAGTTCTAGCCTGAACTACCTTGACGTCGCGACTGCCATTCTTATAACGCACCAAGGCATTACGATGGAGGTCACCCGGAGTCAGACGTTTTACACCTGTGTCGTTGAGCATTTCAAATGCATAGCTAGCAAAGTTAGGATCGTCTGTTTCTACCACAGCACAAGGAATTTCTGTAAAGCCTAAAATACCTGCGGCAATAGTGCGATGTTGTGCGTCATACAGATAGATTGGAGGCTTTCCGCCAAAGCGGCAAGCAGAACCGGGGGAGCAGATGCGTGGATCCCATTTTCGCATGATGTTGATAATGTGCTTGTGTAGCACATCTCGTTGAACTTCGTAGTCAATCCACAGATCTTCAATCTGTATCATTGAACTAATAGGGAATTTATGTGATAGAGCCTTTGCTCGGTCTCGCCAAGCGTCAAGTTCTTTTTGTGTAACGCCATAATGTGCTTTAAGTTGTTTTTCAACTTCAGCAATGACATCCGTAAGTTTACGTGTAAGGCGTTTTTGTGCCATCTTGGTTCCTTTAATAATAGCGCACAATGCGCTGGGTTAATAAGCTGTCAAGTACAATACTTGACTAACTTATGTGTATTATATAGCAAATTGTCTTGGTTGTCAACCTCTAGTAAATTTCCCAAAAGGTGGCAATTTGGTCACACAATTGCCACCTTTTGGGTAGCACGGTCGCTGTAGAACACAGTACCAAGTTCACGTATGGTGTCAGCGGCAGTCTGTGGTGACGCTTCAAACATGTCTCGGATATCCGCCTCGGTGATGCCGTCAGTGGCTTCCACAATGTAAATCTCGTAGTGGCGTTGTGGATTGAACTGTGCTCTAAGTCTCAGGTGGTGTGGATTGGCCAAAGCACGACGTGGGCTTTCTTTGCCTAGAAGGCTTTCCACAATCATTCGTTGATCGTCTGCTGTGATGTCGCCAATGTATTCAAGACCGTTGCAGTCCCACATGACTATAAATTGATGGTTCATTTTACTCGATCAATCACTTCACGTGCTTGGGTAAAGTCATCTACTTCATCCAGTAGATCATACACCAGCATCAATTTTAACAGGTCTACTTCTTTCTGATCATAGTCATCAAGATTGAGGTACCATTCTTGAAATTCTTCGGCAGTATCTATCTGCCACATGCATTCAAGTAGGTCTTTTTGGTAATATGTAAGTCCATTAATGGTTGGCATGCTAACACCTTTATATGATTGCTTGTAGTATAGCAAACTCGGCATTAGTTGTCAACTCATCAGGCAAACTTCATGGTGAACGCCAAATAGTCCAATTCGGAGTCAAAGTAGAATATGTAGCTGCCGGGCATGCGATCCGAACTGGTTCGTATTACTTGCCAACGCCATTCGTCCAAAAGTTCATTTTTGGCCCAGTCAATTACTGAATCAAGAGACCCAAAAGGTTTGGATATGTTGATACTGTACCGAAAACTGTCGGCGTCTCGAATTTCAAAACTAAAAGTCTTAGGCCGCTTGGTCAGCGTAGTTTTCATATGCAACCGCCTTTAACACGTCGCTGGGTATATTCCAGTATCTATAACTGTCAGCAATGTTGGCAACATAACTGCTGCCGGGTGATCCTGATCGGTTAGTTGGTGTCATTTCATAAAAGAAAAAATCCCTATCGCCTTGATACCAATCTCGCTTGACGTAGTAGGTTGGAAAGCCTTCGTATGCATCCAAAGCGTATTCACAATCTTCAGTGATTTCCCACAGTACGCCTGGTACATAACAACCAGCTCGGGGCACAATGGTGGCATGGTTATAAAATTCCAATTTCCAATCTAGCAAATCGAATTGGCACACCGGAACTGCCGCAGGGCAACGATACTTCATTGCGGCCGGGTGCATGTTGGCGCCATAGGCAAAGTACAGTGATTTCATAGCGTACTCACAGTGGTGTTGTATCGGGTCATGTCAGCACAGGTGTACTTTTGATAGGAATCTTTTAAAATTGCCGGCATAGGAACAGTTTCAATAGGAACTCCAAACTGTTCGGCCACGGCCATAAAACTTCGGGGCTGGCCTGTGCCCACATTCCATATACCGCTTTCTTTTACTGTTAAGAATTTCAAGTG